TCAGGATCAGGGAGCGGCCGGGCACCGCAGCATTCATCGAGGCATACAACGAAGCCATCCGCCGCCTTCCGGCGCCATCCCGGCCCAATGCTCCGATGGTCACGCCAGCGCGCCGCGGCACCTTTGGCTGGCTGGCTGCGCAGTATTTCAGTTCCTCAGAGTTTCGCGCCTTCAACGGCCGTTCGCAAGCCACCCGACGCGGCGTGATCGAGGGGTGCCTGATCGAACCGCGCTCGCCCGACGCACCGAACGATCTCATGCGCGACTGCCCGTGTGCGGCACTATCCGCCGCACATATTCGGATGCTGCGGGATCGTAAGGCGGGCACGCCAGGGGCGGCCAACAATCGAAAAAAATACTTATCTTCGATGTTCTCTTGGGCAGTCGAGGCCGGATACATGACCGCGAATCCGTGCCGTGACGTGCGGCGCGTCCGCTATGCCAGCGAAGGATTCCACACCTGGACGATTGAAGAAGTGGCCCAATTCGTCAGGGTGCATCCGCGTGGCACCAAGGCGCATCTTGCGCTGGCGCTTCTCCTATTCACAGGCGCTCGGCCAAGCGACGCCGCGAAGCTCGGCCGACAGCACGTCAGGGGCAACGAAATCGGATTTGTGCCGGGCAAGGCCCGCCACCTTCGGCGTGACGTAACATACAAGCCGCTGCTCCCGATCTTGCAAGAGATCATTGCCGCCAGTCCATGCGGCGCACTGACGTTTCTTGAGACCGAATATGGCCGGCCATTCAGCGACAAGGGTTTCGGCAACAAGATGCGGCAATGGTGCAACGAGGCCGGGTTGCCGCATTGCACCGCTCACGGTTTGCGAAAAGCAGGAGCAACGATCGCGGCGGAAAACGGCGCGACGGTGCATGTACTGATGGCAATTTACGATTGGCGGACCACTCGCCAAGCAGAGGTCTACACCCGCTCTGCCGACCGCAAACGCTTAGCGGCATCCGGGATGCCGCTGCTCGCATTAGGGATGAAATAGGAACATGGAATGTCTCACGCGAGACATCCGCATTGTCTCACCGCAACGAAATCAGTGGGTTAGCGCCATGGCTGGCAGGAGTGGAGGGACTGCAACAAGTCAGCAAAATCAATCGGTTGGCTTGGATTTTGTCTCACAAAAGCCCGTCAAAATAAAGGGAAAACCCGAAGCTTTGTCTCACTCTGAGCCGCCTCCGCGGCGCCGACGGCTCATGGCTCGGAGCGTAGAGGGATTTGAGTGAAGCAATGACGGATCGACCGAAGCGCATCCAGCGCAAGCGGACCAAGGGCTGGAAAATGCCCGAAAACACGCCTAACCGCAGAGGATCAGATGGAAAACGAAGCCAAGCAAAACACCGACCGAGAGCTTTGGCGTGATGAGCCCAAAGACTTTTACGCCGCGCGCCTATTCGTCACTGAGGGCGGAGGCATAGGCATTGATGTCGGCGGCACGGTTTATGTGAAGCCGATCCGGGAGTGGTGGCGCCTGGCCGCTAACGCTCACGATCGTTAACCGCCGTCACCACAACAGAAGGGCAAAGACCTTCGAGGAGCCGTCTAACCGTGGCCAGAATGTCGAAAGTTAAGAACACCCACGGCCTTCTATGTTCCGAGCCTGCCGCAAGGCTAGACCGATAAGGAGAAAGCCCGCTACCAGGTCACGGTGATCTTCCCGAAGGGCGCCGATCTCGCGCTCCTCAACGAGGAGGCCAAGGCCAAGGCCGTCGCCGGTTGAGATGGGTTTTGGCCTCGCTGGCAGTGGTTATGGTGCCTACCAGTATTGCCCAAAATTCAAGGAGGTCGTTCAGACATGGCCAAAGCGATGGATATTGAGCAAATTGACGCGGAAGCTAGACGGCTTGCAGGCCCGGCATGGGTTGCGATGGACGAACGAGATCGCCTGCCATACCGGATTCAGGCGGTTAACAAGCTACGCGAGAATCCCAATCCTTCAGTTCCTGTGGACGAACATTGTGCTTCTGAGCCGCCGCGATAGATTCAAGAAGTCCCCACACCGCCATTTCCGTCATGTGCCTCTCGAACAACTTGCCGTCCACAACTCCAGTCAGCTTCCAGCCGTCTTTTCCAAAATAGACCTTGGGAAATTCTATTGTCAGCATCACGCGGCTAGCTCCCTGCTTGTAATAGGCGCGATCAGTATGACCGGCAGCGCATCCCATGGGATCATTTCAGGGCTTTCAGGATCGTGCGGAACAGTGTCTTGTTGTCCTTGAGAATTTGGGCGAGCGCGGTTTCAAGCTTTCGCACCGTCGCCTCGTCATCCGGCAAACCATAGATCATGTTGATACCGTGGATCATTTCGTGAAGCACGGTGCTTGCGATCAGCGTCTCGTCATTGAAGCAATCGGATTCGGCAATCTCAATTTCGAATGTGTCCGTGTCGAAGGTGCCCCACGCGGCAAAGCCCTCCGCGTCGTATTCCGGCCGGTGCCGCGTCACCTTGCAGCGATAGGGGCCGATGCGAATCGTGGCCGGAAGTTTCATACCTTCACCAGCGTCCCGCGAAATTGAACGTGGTTGTCGTCGAACATAGTGGCGAGTTCGGGGAAAAGCAGCGCGCCTTTGTGGAAGGTCAGGACAGCAAAACCCGAACGCCAATCTTTCGGGCTATCCTCAGTATAATCTATGAACGCCGGATGCGATGGATTGGCCAAGCATCCTGTATCGACGCCGTAGCGCGTTCCGCCGTAATCGGTTAGCGGCGTCACTTTTGCAGAGTGAAGATGGCCCGTTACAATTGAACGGCCAGCATTCAGTGTATTGTTGCGCGTGGCGTGGACGCCGCCCTTGTAACGGTGCTTGACGACAACATCGCCGTCATTGATCCATGCCGACCAACAGCAAGACCACGCTGGGAAATGGTCTTTCAAATGCACGCCGTGAATTTTTGCGTATTCCGGTGCGACGGTTGCAAGCCGCGTTTCAAATCGCGCGTCATGATTGCCCAAAGTCCAGATTAGCTTGCATGACTTGCGCGCGGCCAATTCCAGCTTGTGCAATTGCTTCTGAGCCGCCTCTATTTCATCGGCAACTGTCGGGTGCCTTTCCCATCCTATCGGGGGATGGCGAGAGACTTGTGGAAGATCAACGACATCGCCATTAAGAATGATGACATCGGGCGCCATGTCCTTGGCGAATTTCAGAAACGCCCGCATGGCGGTTGACGGCGGACCCGGCCAGATATGAGCATCGGAGCCGACCAAAACAACGCCGTCATGTACTTTCAGGTGAATGCGCGCGGCATGGTCGGAAGCAATTCGCGTGGTCTGCGGGCCTATGCGGTTTCTCGGCGGTACTAATGACCGCCCCGTCCTTTCTTCTATGCCCTTTCGGCGCAGATAAACAGCGCGCTCCTTAATGCCTAAAGTGCGGGCTGTCTCTGCGGCGCCAAGCGATTCAAATAGCCGGATAAATTCGGCCTCTGAAATCTTGGATGGATACATGCATCACCTGGACAGTGGTGACAATTGCCCGCGCAAGAAATCAAGCTGCGATCGCGTTTGCCGCAATTGCTCCCACATGAGCTTGTCGCGATTGTGCAACTCACTTAACTCCCGGAGACGATCCTCTTTCGCCTCCCGTATGTATCCGCGAAGCGTTTCCTGATCGCTCCGAATCGGAAGCAAAGCCATCGTACCGAGACCGCCAACCATCGTCAGGATGAACATCAGGAAGCCGACGGCGGGCGCGAGCATCCATTTGCGGTCGTCACGGTTATCGAGCTTCTGATTGACGCGCTCGAACGATGCGGCAAAGTCCTGCCGGAGCGCAGTCAGGCCGCTATCGAGCCGCTGGCCAAGAGCCTGGACATCGCTCTCAAGCCCGAGAACCTTCTGGTTCAAGGCCGCGATATTCGTTCCGCGCTCGTCGCTCATTACCGGCATTCCTTGTCATGCGCCGCCCGCAGGCGGTTCATGTATCGTGCCGATTCCGGCGTGTCCTTGCGCGACGGCCGGAGCACACCGCCAGCTTGCCGTATTACCTCACAGAACGGAGCCTTACCTGTCGGCGCAGGCTGAATCGGCTGTGTGCAGGTAAGATAAGCGAAGCCAATGGCGAAGCCGATGCAGGTCATTTATCATCGTCCTCTTTGTCTCTAATCTCTGTATTTAATCGGCTTCCTGTCCGCCTCGTCCATTGCGGCCTGCGTGCGCTTGAGGGCTTGGTCCTCTTGCGCACGGCCTGCATTGATCGCAGCATCGGCCCCGGCCTTGCGGTCATCCGCAGACTTCTTCCATAAGAAGAAGTCGCGTATCAGACCGACAAGGCCGGTGATGGCCGAAATGATCGCGGACCAGCTCATGACGTGACGCGATGACGCTGCCAAAGCGCCCACCACAGGACCGAACTGACTGAGAGAACACCACCGACCAGCGTCGGCACCATGTCCTCCGTCACAACGCCCTTGCCGACAAGAAACGCACCGAGCGCATTGAGCACAATGCGGAGCACCTGCTGGATTGAATCCCAAGTCATAGTTCACCTTTTAAGTTGATGCTGCGAGCCGCGCAGCGCGGTTACACTTTCGCGATTTCGGCGATGGCCCGGTTGTGGACCACGGGCGCGTCGTCGAGCCACGTATGCCCGCCGTCCATAAGCAGATCTGTGATGCGCGGCGTGCCCGTAGGCTTAAGCTGCCCCCGGCCGATGACGCCCTGAGCCTGCCGGATGCCGACGGCGCGCTGGATATTGCCCGGCACGGTCAAGTCGTATTGCGCGGCCGGATCGATCGCGATCAGAAGAGCGATCTTGATGCCCGGAATGAGCCGCGCGGCCATCAGGAGCACGTTCGCGCCGAACGAATGCCCAACCAGCACGACGGTCTGGCCCTTGTCCCGCAGGCGCTGGATTTCGTCGGCAATCGCGCCCTTGTTCGCAAACCACGCGATGAAGAGCGGCGAATGATTCCAGACCTGCGTGTTATAGCCGAGATTGCGGAGCTTCTTCGCTAGCGTGTCCATCCCGCGCGAATAGATCATGCCGAGCAGGCCGCGCACGAGGATGACGGTGACTTGCTTTGCCGGAGTCGTCATGCGCGTGCTGCCCATTTCAATGCCGTTGCCTTCACGTCAGCAATGCGGCGTTCCCATCCCTTGCCGAACACGGGCCATGTGCGCAGCGATTGGACAAAGGCGAGCCGCGCATCGCAGAGTTGCGTCACCACGTTCTCTGCTTTCCGGGCGCGGACAGCTTTCAGCGTGGCCGGGCCGATCTTGCCGTCCTGAACCGCCCCAACGACGCGTTGCAGATACTTGGTGGCGCGCGATGGGCCGGAGTTCACTGCGAAGTCGAGCACTGCGTAATCGACGCCGGACGGAAGCTCGGCACCGAGCACTGCGTCCCAGTAGTGCCTTCGGTACACCACAGCGATCTGCGCATCCGTGATCTTGCGCAAATCGGACTTGGTTGCGTCCGGCTTCACAAAGCGGCGGAAGTTTGCGAGCGTGACGCCTTTCATGGTCGCACCGCCCGGATCGGACGGGTGATCGGACCAGCCGCCTTCATGCTTTAGAACGAGCTTGAGCGCGGCGTCGAAATTCTCCGATGCCATTCAGACCTCCGGTTTGTCAGAAATTACGACCCCGATGGAACAGGAAAGACGCACCGCGTGTTCGCGTGCGGATGAACGTCCCAATGCTTCGTTGCATTGTTCCAGTCGCAGGTGCATCGCCAAGTCTGGCCGTCCTGCGACCAGCCGGTGCGCGGCAAGACCTGACCCGTAGTGACAACGCGAACCTGATTGTCCGGAAGCTGGATCAATGCGCCTTCATGCACCTTGCGGCAGCAATTGTTCGTGCGGCAGCAATATTGCGGAATCCATCGCTGAATATCGGACGCTTCCTGCGGCGTCGGCTCGATCAGTTCCTCGGACAGTGCATATCCGATCAGAAGCCACGCCGCGAAGGCAAAGGCCGCAGGCCATGCCAGCAAGCGAACAAGAACTGACAATGCGCCGAGGATCACCGCGAGATACAGAAGCGGCTTGCTCACGACGGCTCGCCCGCAGGTTCGCATTTCCATGCGATCGCCACCTTGTCAGACCAGTCAAGCTTTGCGATGCCGCGCGTATAATCCGCGACGCGCTCTTGCATCACCTTGCCGAAGGCTTGGCACATCGCTTCGTCGCGGAAGGCCGTTGTTTCGCCAATTGTGATGACCTGCGGCCCGGCATGCATGTGAACGAAGGCCGCGAACCAGAGAAGCTTGATCATCGCCGCCTCTTTCGCGCCGACACGTAGCCCTTACCGCAGAACGATGCGCCGGACTGGCCAGTGTTGAAATGCACATGCTGCATGCCGCAATACGTCATCACAAAGACGCCCTGCGATCGCAGGAATGCAATCGCCTCGGTCTTGCGGCTGGTGTTGAAATCGACCGCGCGGCCTACCGCGTGCTTGCTCTGGCGGTTCGTTCCGGCAATCCGCGCGCCCGGACGGCAGGTCGAGACGATCTGCACCGCACCGAAGCGTGCCTCCAGACGGCTCAGCACCGCCCGCGTATCGCTTGTCAGGCATGACCGGCTTGTGGATGCCTTGGCATAGCCCTGCACCGTGCCGTGCTGAGCGTTTACGTTCCACGGCCCTTGGAAAAAGGCCATGGCTGGAGAGGCCGCGCTCGCCAAAGCGAGCGCAGCCGCAATCAATCGCAGCATAGTAGACCTGTCAGTTGCGGGAGGATTCTGTCTTAAGCAAATGCCATGTAAAAATATGTAGAACCGCTACTGTTTAATAACGTCGCGCTTTTGATCTGAAAATCTGTGTCGTTAATATCTAAATTAACATTACTTGTGCTTTCGGCATCTGTGCTATTGAGTTGAAGACTTGCCGTTACTGGATTACTGGGCGAACGAACTGAGTTTACAATAAACCATCCGCCACTTCCGTTGACTGTAATCATGATAAATTTCGCTTTGAAACCGAGACTAACTGTCGGTCCTGTAGCGCTTCCGTTGCCGGTGTAACTTCCTATTTTTGAATACCCAGCAAGGTCACCAAAAACATAGCCCATGCAGTTAGCTGCGGATGATGTGTTATCATACGCAGGATTTGCAGTTCTAAATTGTGTGCTGGAATGTGTTCCTGTCGTATATGTGCTTGTATTTGTATAGCCACCACTTATAAATTTCGCTGTTGTTGCTGCCCAAACGTTTCCGTTTGTATTTGTACATTTTTCGAACGATGCTCCCAAATCTCCATTTATTGAAAAACCAGGGGTCACGCCAAGACCATGATTTACCATTCTCCCTGATACACCATCGCCAGTGTATTTAACAACGTCATGTTGTGCAGAGCCCTTGCGCCAGCAAAATGCAATATAATTTGCTCCATTAGATGAATGGCTTGTGCCTACTGTAAAGCCATCTGCTCCGAATGCAGTCAAACCGTTCGTGTCAGTGCTTTGCGCGCTCGTTGTGTTTATCGGCCATTTATTCTGGACTCCGCGCTGACTATCGTACAAAGCCCAGTCCTCGGAGGTTTCAGTGCGTTTAATAAGTACAGTATCAGGCTGGAAGCCTACGCCAGTAACATTGACGGACGAGCCCGTTCCAGTCCACTGAACGATGTTGAAATATTTGTTTCCAGTGCTGATCGCAGGAGACCGAAGTCCTCGCACAGCCGCCGCCGCAAATGTCCCCGTAAGCGGCATTGCAATTTCCACATCGCGCATTGACGCAGCGCGGATAATAGCTGGCTTTTGAGGAAGCCAGATCTTTGGAGGAAGGTCATGCATGACTGAAAATCACTTCCGCACGCTCCAGTGTGAGAAGCCCAGCAGCAACAAGCCCAGCCTTCGCCGCTAATGCAGTGGAACCAGCAACGTCTATCTCGCCACGCAGCCGGAAAATATCGATCCAGCGACCAATCTTAGGATTGGTAAGAGCTGCACCTATAATCGCCGCGTATTCATCATCCGTCACGCGCGCAAGGAACGTAGCGCCGTCAATCACAGTGATAGGCTGGGCTCGCTCGTAAACGCGATTCACTGTCACCACATTGCCGTCGAAATACCGCGATACGTTCGCTTCGATATGCGGATAGTCTGGCTGCTTTGACACATCAACTTCCTCTACGCACCGAAAACGCGGTGCGTGGTCCGGCCTTTCATCGTCAATAGCGGTAAATTCTGTAAGCCCGCCGTCTGGCAATGTCATCCGGTACGGAAGCCCCACGCCGAAAGCAACAATATTGCTATTTTCAAGATCAACAATCGCAGCCATATCAGTTGCCCGCCGCAAATGATGCTTGCACGATAAAGGTTGATGCCGCAGTCTTGATAATGGTAAATGTATATGTATCGCGCTTGTTGACTGTACCGGCAGACGGCGCGGCAGCGCCAAGCCATTGCGGAGTAACAGCCGATCCATCAATATGCATTGCGGTCTGGCGGTAAGCGGTCGTGCCGTTTGTAACGATAACAGCAATAGTAATCGCTTCTCCGACAGCCATCAGACTATCGAGCGAATTTGACCCGTCTCCCCGAACGTTCAGCGTCCAGTTTGTCGTCGTGTTGCTAGAGAAATACTGGATCGCCTGTGTTAGAACGTCGAAATTCTGTGTAGAAGCTGGCGCGCTCACAGTAATCGTGACCTTTTCCAGCGAAGCTTGTAATTTCAAGCCGAGGGCAGATAACGTTTGCCTCGCAGTCCATGTCTGCGCAACATTCAACTTAGCGGTATTAGCGTCATAGGCTTGGACATCAGTACCGATGACTAGGCCAAGGTTTGTGCGCGCTCCTGCGGCTGTAGATGCCCCTGTACCACCATCAGCAATAGCAACATCTGTTCCGCCCGGATTGTAATAGTCCGTTCCGGACACGGCAGCTGCAATGACGCCGCTTGTCGCCTTTAACAATCCAGTCGTGGTTGCACGCTTGAGCAGCTTGCCGGTTGTACCGGCAAACAGTGCAATTTCGTTATCAACTGAACTTGATGGACCTACAACATCGCCAGTGCCGATACCATCCGCTCCACGATCGCCAGAACGTATAAACGAGATTCTGAACGTGTCTCCATTTACAAATGTACCGTTTGCAGATCCAGCCGAAAGTGTCAGCTTGCGATAGCCTGTCCCATCCACAACGGGACCAGAGATCGTGAACTCTGCCCAAATAGAAGAATCTTTTTCATTTTCGATCCTCAAATATCCCTTTTCGTTCGAGGTCGAATTATCCCACTTATCAATAATGCTGGATACAGTACCTCCGTTAGCATCGAGATTATCGAAATAGCCTTCCGTCGCACTCGCAATCGTCGCGTTATTAAGCCGGAACGTTCCGTTCCCTGGGTCGCCATCTGTAAGTGTAGTTGAATATACCTGCCGGATACCTGCAACAGGACCAGCGGCTCCCTGTGGACCAGCTGGCAGATTATTCAAGAGATACTGAACAGAAAGGCGCGTATAAACACCTGTAATCGGATTGTAGACCCAGAGATTGCGCTGTGATGCATCCGCAATATTCGTTTCCAGATCGAGCGCAGACCAATCCGGCTTAATCGTCCAAACTCCGTTGCTTTTGGAAACGCGAATACCGCCGACACCTTCGACATTCGAAGGGAACGATGCGAGGATGCGGCCCTTGATTGAGCCGCCAGCAGGAAAAAGCGCCATTATCTTACGATCCCGTCAATAACCGGAAGGGTTCCGATGATAATTTGCACTATCTCGCCGTTCTGCTCAATCGTGCATCCGATTTCATAATTGTCAGCACGTAACGTGCTCATCTGCGATGCAGAGAACGTCCAGCGGAATATGCCGATATCAACATGCGCGACTTCACCATTGGACAGTGTGCCAGTCAACACCGCTGAATTGGTACGTGGGTCGCGAACGTGAATTGTTATTTCGTTAACCCCGGAAATGTCGATGGCTTCGTCTGTATCGGCATCTGAAATTTCGTACAGAACGGACCACGTTGCGCGGTTTGATGCTGGTGAAAGAGCGCCAATGAACATGTGTGCGCCCTCTATAGCTTGATATACCAGGTACCGAGCATGAACGGCGGCATGTTGTTGTGAGCTGCGCCGCTACCAGTATTGTTGATCGTTAATATATGCGTATGCTCGCCACCGGGGGCGATGCTCCATGCGTTACCGCTTGAAGGAGCAAGGCGTTGTGCGCCAGTGCCCGATTGAGTATCGGAAAAATTCGTAACTGATCCGGTGTATTGATTCGTGCCGTGTGTATGCAAGCCACCAGAATTAGCTGTGCCTGTGTGGGTATGTGCTGCGAGCTCAGCTTCGGTAAGAACGTGCATTGCAGCGCCGCCTTGTGCGCCGGGCGTAGTCGCATTGCCAACCGCAAATGTAACGCCGTTGAATCCGTTCGCCGCGCTGTTGCCCATATTATCAAGGCCAAACGGGCCTTTGTTGCGCATGTCAAGCAGCGTGATCGGCTTGTTTGCGGCAAAATCAGCAGCAGGACTCGACCCGCGCCCGCCAATCACCGGGCAGATCGTGTCGGGATACGTTTGATAAATGAACATATAAAGAGCTTCTGTGTCCGCATTCGCACGTTCGCTCGCACCTGACACCGCCGATCCGATCGTGCGGCCGTTCATTCGAACGAAGCCGGATAGCGTACCAGTCCTTGGGATCCAAATCGGAAATCCAGTCTTAAACAGAGCATCCGGATCAACCGGCACTTCTGAACCACCTCCGCCGCCAGACGGGCCGATCACAGGGAGCGTCAAAAGGTCTGTTAATGTCGTTCCGTCAGCCGTAGTGATCCGCATCCGGTAGAATTGAATAGCTTCGTCTATGTAAATGGCCGGAAACACACCATAGGCATCAGCCACGACTGGATGCGGATGAGGCGATCCAAGACTGTAATCGCGATAGGTATTAATCGGTGTAAGCGTTTCGGCTGCATAAAAAAAGGCCCTCGCATTCGGAAAGGGCCTTCCATCAATGCCGCAACGCTGTTGCAGGCTGATCGGAGCAAGTCCGGCCATTGGCTAATCCATTGATTTTGGTAAAGAAAAAGCCGCCCTTTGCGGTGGCGGCTTCAGGTATGGTAGTTATTCAAGGTATGACCCGCCTTGAACGGATCGGCCTTCAGACATTCATTGCGATGGTTGCGCTCGCCATCGCCGCATTTGTGATGGTGAACTGAATGCAACAGTTTGGCTGGTACGCTTTTCAGATCGCGGTGTTCGGCCTTTCCGCGTGGTTTTTCATCACCGTCCGACCGCCAGAACCGGGCGAGCGATATGTGCTTGGCCTATTCCTCATCTGCCTGGGCATCACAGCTATCGCGACCGCGCTAGTTTTTTGGACTGGACGCTTGCTGGCCTTGATTGGCCGTACCTTGCATCGCGCTGCGTTCCCCCAATCCAACGATACGGATCACGGACGAATTGATGGCCGCAGGATTGCGGCTCGTTGCGAGCCGGGCGAACTCCCGCCCAGCCGTAGGATCGGTAAGCAATCGCGCTAGCGCATCCACATTTCCGCCCATACGCCAGCGCTCGATGCCGTCCTTGATCCGCTGCGGCCACTTGATGCCGAGGCCCAGAATCATTGTCCCAGCTTCGCTTGTGAAGTTGCCGCGCCGCAAATCCTGCAAGACTTCCTGATTGAAAGCAGTCTGCGACCCGATAGCCTGACGCTGCCCCTGCGCTTCAAGGATCGTCAGAAAGCGATCAAAGCCTTCCCAGATTTTATCGCCATTTGGCAACGCGCGTATTGATGCTTCAAGGTTAGCAGCCTGCTGAGGATTCCCACGAAGTGCCGCCGCAAACTTGGCGCCGCCATATGAATTGACGCCGGACGCAAGGTTACGCGTTGCGTCATTGAATACGGATTCGACGTGAGCGCGAACAAGCTGGCGGGCAGCATACGGATTGCGCTGCGCTACGGCCCCTACCGCTGTTGCGATTTCATCCGCGCTGTTCGGCAGCGGGTTTCTTGGAAACAGAACATCAATTGCCTTTTGCGTCGTTATATCGCGAGCGGCGATTTTCCCAAGTGGACCATCAAGAAGCGGTTGCAGGAATTTTTCGCGAGCTTGAGATTGAATATTGAGCGCGGTTTCGTATGGATTGCCAGGACTTCGCCGCGATGCATTCACGGCCGCGTCGCGAACCGCCGTTGCATCCATTCCGTAACCGGCCGGAATCTGCATGTTCGGATTTTGCGCCATAGGCCCACGAGCCGCCTGCGCAGAAGCATCCAATTGCTTTTTGACCTCATTCAGGAACCCGACACTATCCTCAGGCAATCCTTGCACGTAACGCGCAAGCTGTGGATTGTTGAGGACAGTATTGCGCGCCTCATCATAACCCGGCAGCGCTCGGACTTGTGCCATTTCCTGCGGTGTAAGCCTAATATTGGCGGCTGACTGATAGAACGGGTCGGACGCGCGATTGATGACGCCGCGCACATCGTCAAGTGTTCGTTCCGCCGCCGCGCCAACAGAAGGACCGATTGCATATGGATTTGGCGCTGCCGGAGTAATGGCATCAAAAGCGCGCCCCGCTGCTACCTCATTCTGCGCCGCGCGTTCGGCAAAGAATGGCTTAAGCCCTCCCTGCCCTTCAACAACCCGTTGTAGATTGCCCATGCCGGTTGCGCCGTTCGTTACGTGCTGGAGTGCTTCGGCGCGCGTGATCGGCTGGCCTGCCGCATACGCTTCCTGAAACAGCGCCTCGGCCCGCTGTAGCGCAGACTGATCAATACCGTTCGTGGCCCGCGCAACAGCGCCGCCGGCCGTTCTGGGAGCGGTAAGAGCAGCCGCACCAATCCCGGTGCCAAGAGCAGCGATGCCACGCGCCCATGGCTCAAGATCTGTGCCCTTGATGCCGGGCATACCGCCAGCGGCTTCGCTGGCAACGCCTGGCACAACAGCAAACGCCGCAACATTACGAACAGCGCCGCCCGGCCCCATGAGAGCGCCCGGAACGAACGACGCTACAGTGCGCGCATACTCTCCGGAGCGCGTCTGCGGTTTTGGCAATTCGCCGGTAACGGATTCAATACCGGCCCGCACTTGATCCGCAGACGGCAATAAGGATGGCTCCATTGCAGGCCCCGGCTTTAGCCCAACTGCCTTTCCAGCAGCGGCAACGCCACGATCAATCCAATCGGAAGCAAAGCGCGGCAACCCAACAAGCCCGGCAACGCCTTCCACAATACCGCCTGGAATTGAGCGAACGGCATCCATAACTGGGGACGGCTGTTGCGGTTTACGCGCTGACGATGCGATTTCCTGCACCGTTGCGTTTTGCTGTTCAGGCGACAACGAAAGAAATTCGTTGCCGACCTCAACGCGCCCTATGCCGTCAATCTCGATAATGGGCATCTATTGCACAATCCGCCAAGGAACGCCCGTACCGGTGCGATTGCCGTTCTGTTGTGCTGGTGATGCGGGGATGGACTGCCTGGGCTCATCCTTGAACAGCGGGTTCTTTTCAGCGTATGCCGCAAGTTCAGCATCAAACCCCGCATCAAGCCGCCCTTTGTTGCGCGCCGCATAGTCACGCGCCATTCGCGCAATTTCAATCTCACGCTGGCGAACCTTGCGCGCAACCCCGATCAATTGCCTGTTTCCTTCCGGCGTATTGGCAAGGTTTGGCACTTGATTGAGCACAAAATCACGATCTGCATTCGAGAATCCTGCTCCAAGCGAACCGCCCATCGCATCCAGCGCGGCCTTGCTTGCCGTCGCCCGGAATGTCTCCATGGCGGCCGCAGCCTTCGGATCACCTCCGAATGCAGCCTGCGCTTGACGCAAAGGCAACGCGAACCGCTCGGCCCCTGGACCAGAATAGAAATTCGGATCTTTCATCGCATTCTCAAGCACGTCAAGCGACTGCAATGCAGTCTGCGCCCCTTGTCCGCCCTTCTGATAATTAATAAACCGTTCCGCATCGGATTTACCGATGGCTTTCGAATATTCGTTCTCACCAAGCGAAACAGCATTGTTAATTTTCGTCGCCCCAGCTTGCTTCAGCTTGGTTTTGAAATCGAAAAATGATCCTTGGAAGCCTTGCTGCTTTGCAAGGTTGTATTCCTTAATTTCGTCTGTTGATTCCGGCGCCGCAAGATTCTTTGACAAGGCCGCGATCTGACCTGCGCCAGCTACGTTACCCATGCGGGCAAGATTGAGCGCCACGGCATTCAGATCATTACCGCTCGCTCCTTGCCCAAGATTAGCAAGCGCAAGGCGCGTCTGCTCATCCTGTAAATTTTTCCGATAAATCTGCGGCAATGTTCCAAGCGCAGATAAATCCAGTTCGGGGACTTGAAGTTCTGCCATCTGTCAGCCACTCACCGATACATTGGATATTGCTGCCCGCCCCATGTGAATGAGGTATTCGGAACTGAATTTCCGCTGCCAAGCATGCTGGTCCATGGCAAACCGGCGCCAAGCTGCGCCAAGTTCAGTCCAAGACCAAGCATATTCTTTGACGCGGCCATCTGCGCATTCGCACCCTGGTTTTGCACAGAGTTCATATTGCCAGCAATATTGCTCGCAAGGTTCACGCGGTTCTGAGCATCTGTCTGCCACAGGTTCGCAATATTGCCCGCAACACCGGCTTGGCCTCCAGCCGCCGTTATTTCAGGCGAGATCAGACCGGCGAGCCTGTTCTGCCAGTTGCCGTATTCCTGATTGGCGAGGCCCGTCACCGTATTAAGCGTATCAATCGTGTTATTGCCGCTCGCCAGCATGCCACGCGATGCGGCGCGCCTGTCCAAAGCGTCAAGCGCCTGATTCTTAATGAACTCATAACCTGGTCCAGATTGAAACGCGTTAAAAGCGCGTGCATTGCCGTCCGCACCGTTCACGCCAAGGCTATCGAGATAGAGATTTGTGCCTGCGCCGTACTTTTGCTGCAAAGGCTGATAGATGCCGCCTGCCTGATTAAGCGCATTCAGCGCTTCGGTTCGGCCACTGTCGTAATAACCCATGCCCTCATTTTTGAGGGCGCCGAGACGGGCAAGATTAAGGGCAGTGGCTTCTTTCGCCGGCTTTCCGGTCAGTGAATCAAACAGGCCCATATCTTTTTCCTAGTTTGGAGCCAAAAGAACAACTCGTTGCAGACTTGCTGATGAGGCTGAGATAAACCGTCCTGTTTCACCTAATGTGCTTTCATAAGATGCACCGGAACAAACTCCCTGATATGCATCTTGCGTCAGTCCTGTCCATGATGGGGCTGGGTACGTCTGAGACAACCCAATTGCTATTGATCCAACTGGGAAATCATAACTACCGTATGCCCCGTTAGCATATGGTGTATTAGCACTCAGCCCATAAACTTTATAGATTAGTATCCCCTTGTTAACGGTCGACAACGTGCCGCCTTGGTTAAACGAAGCTGTCACCGAAATCCCGCCCGTTCCTGTCGGGACATGCGCTATACCGATAGCAGCGCTCCGCCCAATAATCCCATCCAAAATGCCCGCCGAGTAAAGCGTATCGATAGTTGGCGAGCCGGTCATCGAGAAGCCTGAAAAGGCCATTGCATTCGCTGGTGACGAAGCGCTTTGCGCGCCGCACACGATTACAACCCGCCGATCGCTCGATTCTGTCCCGAGATTGATAGTTACAGTTATTGAAAGCGTTGCGTCACTGAGCGACGCACCACCGACATAGGATCGCGTCACCAGGCCCCCGAATCCACCTGGGATAAGATTGAACATTACTGCCTCGGCTGAATGGCGTAATCGACGCCGAGCGAGCCGTAGAAATAGATAAATACCGAAAACTTATAAGTGTTGGTCGTATTAAGCGAGCCGCTCGGATATTTCTTGTTAAACCCAGTGAACGTCACCGTTCCAGCTGACGATCCATTCGTAATATGAAGCAGAACTGTTGCATATTTCGTAGTGCTCGCCGGTGATAGCGTAAATGCACCATTGCATGTCACGATTTGATATTGGCCGTTCAACGGATCAATCGTCAGTGCCCCGCTTGATTTTGTGCCATGGTCGTAAGGCGTGGTGTCAAAACCAGCTGCAAGCGTTTGCCGTCCGGCTTCCGTCAGAACACGGTTTCCGTTATCGTACAATTCTTCCGCGTTGATCGTCCCTTCGCCCTTATTGCCGCCTGACGGATCGCCAACAACCTGCGATTCCGTCATGGCTTTAAGGTCACGCGATACGCTTTTCTGCCAACGAAAACTTTCCGCGCTCGACCGGCCCTTACCGTCGACTGACGGATTCTGATAGCCTGGAACCGGAAGCCTGCTCATGTCACCACCGGCTGCGCCGTCATGTCGCCCGCCATCAGGGCAAACGGACGCGGATCAGACATGCGAACCTTCCAGATGCGGCCCTGTGCACCAGTCATGCCGCAATTAAACAGCGTAATCCTTGACTTGAATTTGCCGACGCGGCCAAGCACTCGCGCTCGTGGTACAGAAAATGTGTTACCGCCGTCGTCTGAATAGGAAATTTCGACAACAGGATCGACTTCATTTGGATCGCCGCCAGACACTGCGCCGACGCCAGTTGAAAAATCAAAATCGACCCGCGCGCAACGAATGCGCGACGGGAAATTATGCACCGGAGCGGACCAAACTTCCGCAATCAGCGGCTTTCCCAATTCGTCATGCTCTTTGGACGTAATCTCGCAGAGATTGCCACTTTGCGTATCGCCGCAAAGCCACTTGCCAAAGGCATTGAAAGACCTGAACCCGCGCCATCGCGATTGCTGATAGCTTTTGCGCTCATTCCACTTCTGAGTATTAAGATCGAACTCCCATGTCCAGTCATTGCAGGACAGAACCCACTTCGGATGCCCGCTGACCGTATAAACACATGCTTCGAGCGTTTCCTTGTCAGCAACCTGTTCGATGAGACGATCAAGATCAGGCGAGCTGACTTTCTCAGGTGCATAGCCGACAAGCCTATGCACTGCGCAATCATCGCCAACGAACATCAAGCCAGCGCCGAATCCGTCTTCCTGCCCTGCGATTGCCTTGCTGCCGATAATACCGCGCTGAATGACCGTTGTGCGATTGTAGGGAAAGCCTGTTGCGTTCGGCTGATCGCCATCCCAAACTTCGATTGTTTTTGCGCCGCAAAGCAGTAGCACGCCATTCCATCCGATCGGACGATACAACGGATCATTCTTTGCTTCTGCCGTGATGAAATCGTTCGAATTGAATGTAATATCGTTAATGCCGGACGCAAAGCATCGACCGTCAAGTGTCGTAACAAAAAAATACCCGTTTTGAAATTCAAGACCATTCGCAGAAGGTACGTCAGGATCGCCCAATGAAGCGATAGCGCCTCCCGAAAGCGTATATAGATAGCCATTGGCAAGGATCAGGATTTGATTCGTTGGCCGCCTATTGTTCCGCGCGAAATACACTGGTCCTGTTCCGTTCAAAGCATCAACTGTCGACACAGTCCCGGCAGAATTGAAACTGACAACTATATTGTTATAGGCGCAATAAAGCGTATTGCCATTTAGATGATGGCCCCTGAATCCAGTTTGCCCAGAATTGCCGAACATGCGCAAACCGGGTACACGATGCCGTACCGCAGGTGCTCGTGCATTATCTCCAAGAACTTCAGCATAGCAATTGATGAGCCGTCCAGCTCCTTCCGATGGCGAGCGACCAGGAAAAGTAGATACCGGCAACGGGATCGCGACCATCGCTAGAAGTACTGCCCCTGCATTGGCTCATAAACCGGGATAGATGCAGCAATGCGGCGCAGGGCCATTTCGTCAGCCACTCGCGCCTCCTGGTTCATCGGAGAACCGAAACGTGGACCGCACACATTTGCCAACAACCTTGCCAGCGGCAGAAAAACCGCATCAGGAATGTCATTGCGATCAGCGATATAGATGATCCGGTCAGCCGCAAGCTGTTCCAACAACGGATCAACATAGGTATCAATGACCGCCAAATCTTCAGCTGCAGGAGACGAAGAAGGATCCATCCCTGTCAGGATAGCGAACGCCTCGGTCTCAAGTTCTTGCAGCGTTTTAGGCATTTGGCACCATGCAAGAGAGATGATGGGGAGCCAATGCTTTACATTGGCTCCCCACTCCGGTTTGTCACGAGTTAACGAACCCTGTCATGTAGCACGTTGCCGTACCCGCCGCAGGCGTTGCGGACTGAGTGGCGAACGTCAGCAAGACATCGGTATCGTCCGTGAACTCGTAGTAGAGACCGGTTGACGCCAATGTCGTGGTCGAACCGCCAGCCTGTCCAATGTTGGACGAAGTGACAAAGCGGTTTGTCGAACCAGAATCGCCCAATGTCACAAGAACAGTAGGCGAGCCACCAGTGTCAATGTCGGTCAGGGCGAGATAGATGCCCGTCACAACAAACCCTCTTGGAGCACGGAACAACGCCACGGAATTGCCCGTGACATTCATTGCAGTAGTTATGGCAATCGCATCGCCAAGAACCTTGACAGTGCGAGCAAAGCCCTGCGCCCCGACTTGAGGCTGTTTATAGGCCGTAATAGTAGCCATTGATTTCCCTCCTTAGCCAGGCGTTACGCGTTCGGGACACCAGCAACGAAGCCGGTGACCATGCCCCAATCGACAAGGCTGCCCACACCAGCATTCGCCACATTAAGTGGAGCCTTGGCGATCTTGGCAACACCATATTGGGCTTCGATGCCTATGCCTTTGATGAAGTCGTAATCGCCGTCCTCGAGCTCGGTAACGCGAGGCATTTGACCGACTGCATAAGCCAATGCGGCCTGCCCAAGCAGAAATACAGGCTCGACGTCAATTGACGAATTACCGATACCTTTCAACAAAAGGCGCTGCGTAATTTCTGGAATCTCCAGATACAGCACACCATCATAGACAAGACAGCCACCTGTGAAGATCGGATTGTTGCTTCCAGTCCCGACCTTCGCTTCACGCTCGCGCGCCTCGCGATTGGCTTGGGCCATAACAGGATCGGCCTTCAAGTCACGGAAGGCGCGGCTTCCGAGCAGGCACAGATACCATTCTTGATCTGACTCTTGCGTCATCCACGGATTGATTTTCGGACGACCATTATAGACACCGGGGTTGTTTGGATCGACACCAGTCTGTTTGGCAATATCCTTAAGCAAGGAGCCGATCGCTGCCGACATTTTGTCGTTGATCGAATCGACGTTTGCCGCTGCGGTCGAAAATGTCGCGTTGTAATTCGACAATGCATTGCCGAACAGTACGCGATCATAGTTTGCCGCCGTCCAAGCGTTCTTGTTAGCGGCTGATGCAGCTGACCACTTGATGCCATTCACACGGTTGCCGGGCTTGGAAAACCGGCCAGACTGAACCGACGCAGTCGGGATCGACAACAGCGCATCGACAAGATCATCGCGCACCACTCGCTTAACCCACCCACGCAGCAATTGCCGTGCGGTGGACCGGACGCTAAACGACGATTCCTTTTCCGCTGCACGATTGTTAGCAACACCATTGCGTAGCCAATCTGCCCAGACCGGGAAGCCATAGCTATCGATCATTTCCTCATAGCCACGCAGCGTTCCGGCGCCGACACCATCGCCAGACAACTGATTAACAAGAGGAATACGGATTTCCTTGCCATCCGCCTCAAGGTCTCTGAGACGAACGATTGGGCTTGTCGCCGCATCGCCCATATACGGATCGAGACGATTGGCGCGCAGGAAGTCGTATGCGACTTCTTTGCGAAATTTAATGACTTCATTGTTTGGATGATTAGGCGTAAGTGCCATTTCTATTGCCTCCTAATCAGCCGCACGTTTGCACTAGGCTCTTTTACGGCTGACAATTTTTTCAAACAGGTCGTCGTCGGAAGCATCGTCCGCCTGCCCTTCCGGCAGCGCGATCGCGCCAACGCGACCAAGCGATGGGGTTTTCGAGACTGGTGGACGCATGGACACCACTGCGCCGGACGATACGGCCTGCCGTAACAGGTCCGCATATTGCTTCCGGCTTTCCGGGTCTTTCAGAGTTTCCTCCACGATCCGCCGCTTGAATGCGTCTAGATCGTCTCCAACCTGACTGACAATGGTTTGCCTTTGGTGCCAGCGCACAATGTCCCCGTAGGGATCAAGTGATTGCGTCTTGATGCGCTCGACAAACATGCGAGCGTCATGATCGCCAGCCTTTGCCGCGTCGTCCAAGGCACGGTACGCCGCAACAACCTTGTCCTGTCCATACTTGTCTACTGCACGCGCCTGCGAGTAGTACTCGCGCAGCGCCTGCACTTCTTTCTGGATCGGATCAACAAGCGGCTTAGCCTCTTCCTGAATAAATTGCGACGGATCGTCGAAAATGTTCAGTTCGGGCTTTTGCTGCTTCTGTTGTTGTTGCGCAATTTGCTGTTCGAACCACGCAAGCCGAGCCTCAAGTTCGGCAGCACGGCGCTCAGCCGCCCGCCTCGCCTCTTTCTCCTCACGCAATACGCCTGGAGGAATTGATGGCTCACGCTTCTGATCTTGATCTGCATCCCTGGAAACGGCTGGCGTCTCTTTGGATACAGAATCAGCAGCACTGTCAGCCGTTGCCAATGCATCGGCCTGAGTATCGGCAGATTGATCAGTTACACTTTCGAACAACGAATTGTCATCATCCGGCGTTGCCGCGCCGGAAGTCAGATTATCCATGGTCGGTCGTCTCCCTGACTATCGCGTCAGATTGCGTGGCTAGGCTATCGCGCCTAGCGGCGTGGCCGCATGCAAAAGGTTTGCGGCGAACCTTGCTCCGTATCGTGGAGCCTACGAAACCGTGACAAGCAATGGCGCACTATTTTGCGCAATCTCTGAATCCATATGGATCTTTTTAGCCTGCGCCATTTTGTGCGCAATATCGGCATTTGTCTTTTGAATGCCTGTTATCGCTTGTGCAATCTTGATATCTGGCGGCAAATCGCCTTGAGGCACGCGAGCGGTATGCGTTTGCGCCTTAGCGATATTCAGAATCGTGCGCGATTGCGTTTCTTCAGTTTTCGCCTGCTTATCCTGCAATTCAATCTGCTTGGCCGCATCGGCTGCCGGGTCAGGTTGCGATAGAAGATCGACAATCCGTTTCTTCGTGTCTTGCGGCAACGCCGACATTTCAATCAAAGCTGCGGGTGGCACCGGCACTCCATTTTGCGCCAGCGCCGAGAGCGTATCGAATACGTCGCCCATAACGGTTTCAGTATCCGGCCCTTCCGAAAACCGAATATCAACGTCAATTGCCCCGATGGGATTGACCTGCACTGGCATCCCGTATTCATCAATGTCGATGCCGTTCACTTGCATGAATTGCACGGCATTATCGTTATCCGTGACGCGGAGTTTGCGCTCATTGGTCCAATAGCGTTTCGCCGCAAACCATCCAGCTTTCCATAGCGCAAGCTTCCATGACCTATAATTTTTCAGGAATGGCCCAAGCTCGGCCAATCCGGCTTGTTGCGCTATCGCATACGCCCGGCCAGAAGCCGACGCCCCCATATCGCCAAGCAAGGCCGGATTTGGCCCAAATGCCTCAATTTCCTTCTTAGCGTCCTCGAAATACTGTGTTTGCTGCAAAAACTCCTGCGCAGGCTGGATGATCTCAAATTCATCCGGAGAACCATCATATTCGAGAACGCCATCGGGCTTTTTAGCTTCGCGCCGCAACGCATTCACATCAATGACCGATCCACGGCGCAACTTGATCTGCCGTGTGTTCATGATGTGGATGGCTTTTGAGCGATGCTGATTGATTGCGTCCTGCGGCCCCTTTAGCCGCCTCACAAACCCGTATCGCGTGCCGTCCTGATCCACCTGATTGGAGAATGCATAAAACTTGCAAAGCGAACGGCCTCGCTCATCGAAAAAAGGCGATATTCCAGATAATAGTTCGACCGTACCGGCATGCAGGCACCAATGCCACATGCCATTCTTGATATACCAATGATCGACAAGATAGACGCGGTCTTTCTCATCAATCCAGTTTATTTCGCGATCGCCGCTGAATGCAGTCGTGTAGCCAGCGTCCGCAGCGCCGCGAACCATATCACCGCCGCCCGGAACAATCTCGTCAATCTCATCCAGCGTGGCCAGCTTGTACGTTCCCATGTACCTGCAATCGGCGAAATCCTGCCGCATCGAACGAGGGTCGTAAAAAAACGTGCGCGGATCGATCCATTGATACGTAATATCAGGGTCGCCCTGATCGCCGTCACCGAGCAAAACTTCTGCAACGCCGATGCCATGGACTGCCGCATCGCGAATGCATTCCGTCTCGATATCCTCGAAATCCGATTGATCGCAGATTGTACGGATGACCTGCGTTGCAATATCAGCCGCTTGTTGTTCTTGATCCGTGTTCGGATAGACCTTTGGATCAGTGCGAAGCCTGCGCGCCGTGCCGACGACACCGTCGATCTTGCGGCTTGTGCGATCAAAGACAATCGCAGGCTGATTCCGGTCACGCAAGATTTTTAGTTGTTCGGGCGTATACTGCAACGAATGATAGTAGCGCCACGCCAGCCGCTGCTCATCGATTTCGTTAGCCTTGGCTGATGCGTAATGCTCGAACTCCTTTTTGCGCTTGGCAAGGTCTGTCATTGTCTTTGATCTTTCAGACCAGTTAGAGCGTCAGCACATCGACCGCCTGCGGCTTCCGCCATCCGGACAAGTGATAATCATCATCACGTGACATGACTGGCTTTTGCGGTTTCGTGCCGCTTGTCATCTTATCGAGCAACTGCCCGACTAAACCTAATGCATCCACCTGGTCATCATGCTTCCCGGCGGGAAAAGATAAAAGCTCAGATCGGAAAGTTGGATACCAGGGCTCGAACTCAGGAACATATAAACCAACGCTTCCCATTCGGCCTCGGATCGACTGCGCCCGTACAGCTTTATCTCCGCGCGTCGGGAAAGACTCGCGATGACAAAAAGCTCTTCGTTCTCTTGATCGCTTATCGATGTAAGGTCCAAGACCGGCTCTGATCTGACCTTGTTCTTCTGCCCAGCCAATCGGCCTCCATTTTAGGACAAGGTCACAATAGGCATCGACCCAAACATCGGACGATGCTTGCTTGCGCCAAAGATCAAGCAAATACATCCGGCCTTCTGGATCAATTCCGACTATGACATGTACGGTATAGTCGCCACCGTCCGCAGTGACTGCATAATCTGACGCACCGTAAACACGCAGCGTATTACTATCCGGCAAGTTATAAACCGGCCTGAACCACTCTGCTTTAAAATAATCGCCATCTTCTGGCGCTGGTCTTTGCTGATACAGCGCAGACCATGTGCGCGCCGGTGTTGTCTTGCGCAACTCGATAAGTTGTTGGCCGTAGCCGTATTGATCATCATCCCATAGCGGCTCGCCTGGCGCTCGTCCAAGCAAGTCGTTATCTTCGGCGATCGCGGGCAGGCACAGCACATCCCACTCAAAATGATTGAGTGCCCGACCGGCCAGATCATCCTCATGCCAGCGCGTTTGGATCAACACCTCACGTGCTCCTGGAACAAGTCGTGTTCGAAAGTCATTGATATACCAATCCCAGATGCGATCGCGGATCAATTCCGAATCGGCATCCTGCCGTGACCGTATCGGATCGTCGATAATGCCAAGATTTGCGCGAAATCCGGCGATACCGGTCCCGACACCCGCTGCATAATACTCGCCTCCACTTGACAGCGCCCACCGGCCAGCTGCCTGGCTATCCTGCGATAGAGATATACCGAGCACATTGGAGTGCTCAGCGATCAGATTGCGGACACGACGCCCCCATTTTTCAGCAAGTTCCGTCGTATGCGAAGCCGCGAGCACATTAATATGTGGCTGATTAGCTAGCAGCCACGGCGCAAACAGTACGCTCGCATACGTGCTTTTGGCCGAGCCCGGCGGCATAAAGATCGCCAGCCGGGGAATATCTCGGCGCGCTACAGCCTCCAGCTTATCGATTAGCAGCCGATGATGCGCCGCAGGCAAATAACCGCAGAATTTGCACCACTCAATGAGTGAGCGGCGAATCGATCGCCTCGTTAGCAGCTCCTTCGCTGCCTCCGAGCGCGATATGTGCGAGTTCATCGTCAGCGAGATCGCGTGCAATCGCGCGCCTAACTGTCATGTCTACTGTCTGCGACGGTTTGCCCCATCCGCGGTCGAGTAGAGCTGTTGCTGCGGACACGCGCGCGGCTGCTGGTGCATCCGGCTGTTCCATGATGCCGGCAAGCACCCGGATTGCTGTGGCCGTGTGAGAGCGCGCCAAAGACCGAATATCTGTTGGTGTTTTGGCCATTTATGTTTTGTGAGGTATCTCTGAACCCGGTCTGCAGTTCCGGCCGGATTTTCCCATTTGCACTAACATGGGTGATTTGCCCGCGACCTGCAAGCGATTTTAGCTCGCGAGTCATCGCTCTGCCTGTCCGGTCATTGCGCGCTCGCGGGCAAGCGTCACAATCACCGATGGCGCATGCTCCCATCCCGCTCGACCTGATACTCATCGGCATACCGTCCATTGTGCCAATAGTCCTGCGATAGGTCGGTGTCGTTGATCAATCCGCAATAGATCACACGGCCATCCTTGATGATGCGCACTATGCGGTTGCCATTCCAGTGGCCGAGATATTTGCGGATTTGCTTAGGGGTCATGGTGGTCATGGTCTTGGCTCCGTTTGCTTGGGCGAGCGTCGATTGCCCTGTATGTGGACATATTAGCCTCTAGGCTAACTACGTCATCGGGCGTGGTTTATCGGGTGCCTCGCCCAGCCAAATTCCAAAATACCGCCAGCTCATCCAAGCATTCGCGAAACTGACGGCGCACGAATGCGATATCTCGCTCGGCCTGCGACGCGGCGATATCACGGAATTTTTCGCGATTAACCAATATCCTGCGGATCACTATCTCACCGCGACGGCCAAGGACACGGCCTGCCTCCGACAGGTGACGCACCGCAGCAATCTGCCGGTCAGTGATGGCTTCGTAGAATTCGCCGCCGCCGTCCACAGGCTCTTTTGTCGTGTCCATGCCCTTGACGCTGCCGATCTGTGAGGCTTCGGCGTATTGCTCGTACAGGCGGCCGGCTCGAAATTGCGCTTCGTCGATGTCACCACGAACCCGAAGGTGCCGCAGGATATCGTCGCGGAGCGTGACGGTAACTTCCAGCCGTTTTCCCGGCTCGATTGGATCATCAACGATTGCTGATGCGGTGACCGCATTAACTGGGACGATAGCTGCCCTCCGGTCGTAGTCCGCCGCGCCCCGGTCGTAGGCGTTTCTGCGTTTGGATGCGCCGTTCATTCCGCCCTCCTGTTCCGGGCGGGCTGCGTTAGCGCCCGCCGCGCCAAGCGGCGGCGCGCGCGACCTGCTACGTATGGGGCGACGAAAGTCGCCCCTATACGTAGTATAGCTGACTTTCGCCGCCAACCTTCGCCAATGATTTCAATCACTTACACCCCCGACTTTCGCCACTTTCGCCAACCTTCGCCACTAGCAAAATCAATGACTTACACCCCCGACTTTCGCCACTTTCGCCGGGTCTTGTACGTTCTGGACGACCTTCAGGCCCCTCAAGTTGGCTTTCCGGTCCCTGTATTCTGTTACCAGTACCCCATTGATGATCCATGTCTCGACCATGTGTTCCGCGGTTTGTATTGCGATGTTGAAATTGACGCTGATGTTCTTTGGAGCGTATCGCCCTTCCCCTCTGGTCTGCGGCGCGTTGCTCCATGGGCGCCCTGAATCCCACGCTTCTGCGATGGCATTCAGGATTTGCTGGCACACCCCTCTGGATGGCCAGCCGTTGGCATTGGCCTCTGCCATGCCGGTAATAACAAGACTGCTTTTGGGCTTGTTGAGGTCGATTTGTTCGCTTGGTCCAGTGATCTGAATTTTTTCGATCGTCAGGGTTCGTTGCCAGCCATCTTCTTCGTCTTTGAGTTTTTCGCAGGTCAGTGTGATCGGGTTTACGCCTTTTTCCTTTTCCAGTTTGAATACGAAGTCACCGGCCCCTCTGAGCACGGTCGAACCTCGCATGTCACCGCTTTTGCCGGCATGGTGTACGCCGATAACGCCTGCCTCTGTGGCCCTTCTGAGCCTGTCACAAGCCGAGATGAAGATGGTCATCTCCTTCTGGAGATTTTCATCTGCACCGGGCAGGACGCGGGACACGGTATCGACAACGATCAGCCGGTAGTTTTTGCTGCGCGCCGTTACGGTCGAGGTTAGTGCTTCGACACAAGCCTCATCCATGAATGACAGCGCAGCGGTTATGATCTCAAACCCTTCTGGGTCATTGACCAATCCGTGGTGTTTTTTGAAAGCGTCTACGCGGTCAATTATGCCGCGTCCGCCCTCTTGCAAGATGTAAAGAATAGGCCCTGTTCGCTTGATCGGGATGCCGTGCCATTCGTTCATCCTATAAGCAAGGTGCAGGCACCAATCGAGGACCGTGAACGATTTTCCGCAGCCGGGATCGCCGTATATGAAGCCTAACGAATCGGCCGGTATCCAGCCGTCGATCACCCATTCAAGCGGAGGCATGCCGCGAAGGTCACTGAGCTGGATAACCTGGATCGGTGTTGCGGCTGGTTTTGCTGGTTCGGTTGCCGCCGCGATGACAGCGTGCGGGTCGCCGCCTTCGGCTATACAGTCGGCCGCATCCCATTTGTCTGGCTTGCCAGCGGTTGGGACGATGGTGACGCGGCAATTGATAGCGTTAAGATTAGTACGCACCCGCTCCATTAGCTGATGGCCTGGCGCATCATTGTCCGGCCATAGCGTGACGCTTTTGCCTGCAAGCGGTGTCCAGTCAACCTTGTCAAGCGGAGCGTTGGCCCCGCCCATGATCGTGGTGGCCTCGATACCGCATGAGGCCAGTGCATCGGCGCATTTCTCGCCCTCGCACAGGACGACGTGCGATGCCTCAATGATTGCCTTGAGGCGGTACAGGGGACGGACGGCTGGTGCGTGCGGCCGGATTCGGAATGTCTTGCGGATTTGACCATTGACATTGTTTTCGAACCGCTGGACTACGGCGGCAATATTCCCGTCCCGATCGTAGTAATGATAATTGTTTGTCGGGATGCCGAGTTCAGCATCTTCCTTGCGTGGCTTATCGCCCAGCTTTTCCTTTTTTTCGGCTATGCGCTCGGTTGCTGATCGTTCCCAAGCGGGCCGGGATAGCGGGACAGTTTGATCGCCAAAAAATTCGTTTGCGATCTCTTTAAGTGCAAGGCCGAACTTGCCTTTGCCATAGCCCATATATTCCTGATAGAGGCGGATAAGATCGCCGCCTTCGTTGGTGGCGAAATCGTGCCAGAGGCCGATATCTGGCCCGGCGAGCGAAATGCGCAGCGACATGCCGGGATTGCCGTATTTGTCACCGATACGGGCTTCGTATTTACCGATGATCGCGCGGCCCGAGAAAAGCCATTCGACAAAGGACGCAGCATTGGCATTCAGGCGATGGCGGATGTCGTCCGCCTCGACCTGGCCGGGCTTGTGTTCGCCCTGACGTGCTGCGCTATTGAAATCGATGACGGTCAAGGTCTGTGACCTTCTGCTGTTCTATTCTTGGAACCAACACCGCTCTTTGTGCGCACAGACCTTGCATCGCCAATCCGTTGGCTCCTTTGCGATGCGTTCAAGCAATTCTCCGGCTTTCGTGGCCTTGATGACGAGCACAGCCCGGTCTGATGCAGCCTGTGCGGCCTCGGCATCGAAGGGCACTTGCAAGTGTAGAATTTCGCAATTGTCCGAATTGACCGCTGTAAAGATCGCTGGGTTATCGGTCAGGTCAAGGTAAGCCATGTAAAGCTGGCACTGATCGAAATACTGCGGGTATGCGGTGCGCAGTCCGTCCTTTTCAAGCTTGCGCCAGCCGGACGATCCGAGTGCCTTGTGCTCCCAAAGGCATGGGTATGACATGACGGGCGGACCATCACGGATGATGCCATCGGCGTGACCGCGAAAGTCGCCGTTGACCGCTTCGAATTTCGTAGCCTCGGTGTTGCGCTCAATGTGGAAGCCTGCGGCGATGAGTGCCTTAGCCGTAATATCCTCAAAGGCATGACCGCGTGCAAATATGCGCTTGGTGCGCGCCGGGTGTGTGGAATCGCACTGCCAATCATATTGAATGCGTCTTAAGCACTCAGAACCGATGCTGGACGCGCCGAGATAATCCCGGCGCGCATCGCGCTGTTCTTCCAGCGCTGCCTTGTCCAGCAGTTGGTTTATGGCGGCGTTGAAATCCGATGCAGCGAGATTGGCGCGGTTGAGGTCGATAGTCAAAACGCATCCTCCATTTCATCCGCCGTCATCAGCGAGCCGCCATGAGCTGCATTAAACTCGCGTTCGGTTTCGTCCAGAGAGCGGCGAACGACATTCGGCATATTGTCTTGCATCTCTGCCATTGCCGCACTGACAAGCTTGTGTGCAGCCCATGCAAGGCGCATCATTTCCTCCTTGGTCCAGTCGGTGACAGGCTTTTCCCATGGGCAATCTGTTTCAGCGAGTTTTCCCATGATCGAACTAATGGCGCCTGCTTCGTGCGGTTCGGGATTTTTATTCATGGTGCGGATTGCTTGCTCGACTGCCAAAACTCCGTATCGCATGTAGGCTTCGGACTTGGCCTTGATCCACGCGAACACCGCAGACGTGACAATCAATCCAAGCTCGCTGTCTGAAAGCGTCCAGACCATCGCGCGCGGGTTGATGCCGTTGTTGAACAGCGAACGCACGGAAGCAATCGCTGCCTCCGTGGCGTCGCGGATGGCCTGATCGTCCTCCTTGGCCACTTATGCCGCCCAGCTCGGTTTGCTGCCTGCGGGCTTGGCGCTTTGTGCCGCTTGCGCAGCGGCAGCACCGATGGACACCGCAGGTGACGCGACCTGTTCAACCTTCACCCACTCCCTGCGGTCTGGCGTGATAGCGGCCCAAAGCGTGTTTTTGTCCTTGTAGCCATCCTTGCCTTTCTCGATGCCGATCTTTCCGATGAAGCGCATCCCATCCAGATCGCCCCAATTATTCAGTCTGCGGGCTTGCTTTGCGGCGTCTGAGTCATCATCCGGCCGGATACCGCGCGCGGACTCCACGATGGCGCGGATTTGTGAAGCACTGATCGCGGCTGCCTTCTGGTGGCCTTCAGCCGCGCCTTCGACCGTGTATAGCTTCCAGAACTTACGCTTGGCGTATGGCCCTTCGACAATCGTAAATTCGGCGTCGATTGCAAGTGACAATCCGTCTTTGCTGTGCTTGAGCCAGCCACCTTCACCAGCACCACCAGGGCGGATGGTGAGATGGCAGACGGCAATAGTGTTTTCTGGAATCAGTCCGCCTTCGCGTTGCGGTTCCGCGTTATTGAGTTCAATTGGCATTTGGTTTTCTCCTTAAGCTGCCTTGGTTTCATTCGGGATGGTATGAGTGAGCGCCTTACGTTCTCCTTTGCTTGTGAGCTTGGCTAGCAACTTCCCAAGATGCGGCTCCTCATACATTTCGAGACGGCCTGAACGATCCTTAGCTGGATAGCTGTGCGGATTCGGCTGCTGGCAGACGAAGGCGCGATGCAATTGCCCGTCAAAATCGACATGCTGCATCGTGATGACCTGATCGACGATGCCGGGCAGTTCATTGCCGGTCTTTGAGCCTTCGATTTGCAATTCCCACGAGACGCGATTGAAGTCGTCGATCTGCTTTTGCAGGATGCCAACGAAGATTACGTTTTTGTTCCTCGCGTGTTGAAGTTGTGTGAGCCATGAAATCATTTCGCGGCCCATCAAGCCGTAAGTGCCGCGCGTATCTTTCTTGCCGTCCTTGGTGAAGGATTCCGGTTGCTGTTCGGCCCACTTGAAGCACAAGCGGCCCGCCACGGTAATCGAGTCAATGAAGATAGTTTCGTATTTGTCGAGCGCATCAGGCGCGCCCATGGACTCAACCACTGAATCGTAATGCGCCTGCGAATAACAAGCGGTCGGCGGCAGCGCCGGGTTCGGGCCTGAGATATAGGCCGCGATGTGCTGACATTCCTCCCATGTGCGGGGGCGCAGTGAATCGACGCGCACGTCTTGCACGGCGAGGTCGCCCGCTTCCAGGTCGATAAACAGCGTTGTCTTTGGATCGAGTGTGCGTAAAAGGCTGGTCTTACCCACGCCAGCAGGCCCGACAATAAGTGCCTTAACGCCCTTGTCCTGCCGCATCCTTTCGTCGGCGGATATAATTTTCAATTTTCGCTCGGTCATTTGGCTTGCTCCTTTGGTTGCTTTGCTTCTCTCAGTCCAAAACTTTCATGCCGCCTTGCCTTCCAATATCCCGTGCCGTTCGAGCCACGACAACGCTTCGGTCAAGCCGTATGCGACGCCAATAATTGCGCCTGCGGATTCCATGTCTGCCATGGTTTTGATTTGCGCACCTGATGGCTTGCGCGAACTGAATGGCTTCAATTCCAGCGCATAGCAGCGCCCGTCCCTGATCGCGATCACGTCGGGAACACCGGCCAGCACGCCCATGCGTTTGAAAGCGACCGCCTCGCGAATGCTGCGCTTGCCGCCGTTTGGTACGTGGAAAGCAACGACACCGGCCGCGCCGCGATGCCGGATATGGCCGAACACTGCGCGCTGTAATTCACCCTCAGGATCGTTACGACGGCGCTTGCTTGCTGCGATTTTTATGCCGTGCATGATGTTGTCCCGGTCATTTGGATTTAGCCAAGGATTTACGCGCGTCATAGCCTCGCCTCCAAGCATGACAGAGCGCATAGCCACATAAGCAGGCTATATTCGTTGTGTGGCAGCCCAAGATCGGCAACGGGAATCCAGCCCGCGCGGATGTATGTCTCGCGGTCCATATGGCGGACGTATTTGTATTTGCCGGTGCGTGTCATAGCCATCCAAGTCTAGGTTCGCCGTTGTACTGATGGTCACAAACGAACCACGCAAACGCGATCATCCCGCCGCCACCGGCCATCATCTGGTCACCGTTGCGCAACATCGGAATGCGTTCGCTGAAAACCCAAACTCTTGACAGGGGCGATGTCTCAAACAGAGATTTGCGGCTTTTGCCCTCAAGCCATGCCAGCCGAAACAACATCGCAACCTTACCCGTTGTCAGAGCCAGCGACTTCTCGACAAACTGATGAGCGAATTTGAATGGGGGATTAGTAATGATGTTTGGGGCGCGCGGCTGCCACTCCATAAGAAAATCGACGCGCGACGAACCAAAGCCGCGATCTATAAGGTCTGTACTGATAACCGTGTGCCCGTGCTTTTCCAGAACCTTGCTAATGGCCCCATCGCCGCAGGCGCACTCCCAGATCGGCCCCTCAAAACGCTCTACAGACAAAAGCTTTTCCGTCGCTACGGGCGGCGTTGGGTAAAAATCGTCCCTCTCTCGATTTTCTGAATCCGGGATGTTGCCGCGAACATATGCGTAGCCCACGCCCCTTCTGATAGTCTGATTGATGGACGATTCCGCTGTCATGCACGCCCCAGCCACTGACTGAGCGCACTATTGATCGCAGCCCTGACGCTGGTATGCGTGCGTTTCGCAATCGCCTGAAATTCATCAAACGTATTGCGGTCGATCTCGACCATGCGCTGCGCAGGATTGGGCGCGCAGCCAAGGTCATTCGCCAACGGTTCCATGTCAGGACGGACAGTCATGCGCTTAATCGCAATTGAGCCGTTATGCGCATTGATAGAAACGACCGGCCAAATATTTTTGTTAATCTCGGCCACAAGAGTTTCGATCATTTTTGCGGCCTCAAAGTCTTTCACTGTCAATAGATTCGCGCCGCATTTCGGGCACGGCCTACCGATATGACCCGCCGAAATTTCCTGAACAGGCTCGATATAGTCGCATCCGGCCGCATCACACTTTAGCTCGCAACTGGCAAATTCTATTGCGATGCGTTTTGTCATGCGCCGCTCGGCAAGAAAACGCTTGCCGCCCCGTCCGCCAGTTCCTGGTGCAGATCGTAGGCAGCGCGCGCCCCAACCTTCTCAAACACATAATCGCGCGCGGCCCATGCGTGGCCGTTTGCATAAGCTATGGCAACATCAACGCCGTATGCAGCTTCAATTACATCAAGATGCGCCCGCGCAAAGGCATTCCTCGCAGCCTGTGCTTGTGTGATATTCATCGCCAGTCCCCTTCATGCTGGCGGTTTGAGGTAACGCGGCGGCTACTACAGACGCTCTTACTTGTTGGCTAAGCGGCTTTTTTTCTCTTGTGCCGCTTTCTCTTGCTTCGGCTTGGCTGGCCCTGCGATAAACCAGTCGTACTTTTCCGGCGGCGCGTCCGCCAGCATTGGCATGACGAGCCCGAATGCATTCGCAACCCCCAATGAGACCAAGGCAGGATCGCCTTTCGCGCCATAGATGATCCGCAAAGGGACGCTTTGGTTCTGCAGCCCCTTCAGGATCGCGGCAACCTTGCCGAAACAAGACAGATGCTTCGCATCGATTGCGGGCGCCGTACCGTGGCCAAATCCTTCTCGCTGGGCCTCAACAACGATCTTCCGATAGTCCGGGTAGTAGCGTCCACCGATCACTACAGGCTTTTGACTGATAAATTCCCCGTGCCGGAACAGGCCATCGTCTTTGACAACGATATGGCCTTCGGGGATGCTGTCTTTCAGCGCGCCTTTGGGCGGGCCAACGATTGCAGGATCATCGCACTCGCCGTCTTTGTCGTGGATGCAGACCAGCTTACAGCTATCAGTAGCCGTTAAGATTACGCCACCGGCCGCGCACGGCTCGATAAAAACACCATTGAGATAGTAGCGCTCCGCATTGGTGGACATGCATATGGACGCCGCCTTGAAGTAGCTTGCCTTCACCTTGATCATTGGAAGTATCCCCTATTCCCGCGTTGTGATGTCGTCCACGAGCCTGCGCAGCAATTCGGAATCGAGACGGGCGCGCTGGATGTCCCGCCACCATTGTGGGTCCGCGCCATCCATGAGCGCGGCAAGCCATTGCCAGCCGCCATCCGAACGCAACAATGCTCGCAGGAAATACGCCGGAGGCTTGATGCTGCCGGCCGCGTATCGCTGACACGCGCGTTCGTCGAAGCCTGTCGCGTAATGCAGCGCCGTCCCGGCTTTGTGCGGGAGCAAGGCTTGTGCCGCTTTCGCAAACCAGTCGCCATCATCGGCGGCAGATTTGCCGTCTGACGGAAGTCCTGCGGCAGATATGCCGCCGTGATTGTTGGCGGGCGCAGCCACAGTGGCGCATCTTGTACGCATGACAAACACTCCTGCACACAACACACAAACCGGATTCGGATCGTCATGGCGCCCTCCGCTCCGCATCGCGGATGGCCTTAAAATTGAAGACGGCTCTGGCAACACGCTCGCTTGGGCTGGAGCCGGTGATGGACAGTCCGCATTCGCGGCGCACCTGCCGCACGCGGCTTTCAGAACACCCGGCCAGCTGCGCAATCTCGCGAATGCGCAATCCAGACGATGCAAGTGCTATAATCCGCTGCTTTGCTGTTGTGCGCGGCCTCAGAACGCCAGCTTGGATGACAATGCTTCGTGCGGATTGGGGGCTAATCTTGTGCCGGTCGGCAATGCTGCGAATGTCATTCCCGGCGAGATAGTCCCGCACGATGCGGCGTTTGAAAAATTGCGAATATTTCCAGCTCATCGTGACGCCTCACACGATGAGAAGGGACGGCCGGAGGTTTTGTGCCTCGTACCTCCGGCCGTCAGGTGCCGCCGCCCCGTGGTCATGCTTCGGGTGGGAGGAAATGCGGTGGGGGAAATTGTGACCGGCGGCGGCGCTGGAGCATCGCCGCCGGTCGTGCGCGCGCTTTCGGGGGACTCTCGTATTGCGCGCGTAATTCATGATGGCCTCCGGTCAAGGAAGGCCGGGAGATCGAGGGCATCGGTCATGGCTATCGAGGCTTGAAGCTGTTGCCGAAGCTTTTCTGTGCCTGATGCTGAAACGGATGATTGATAAGATTCTGGATCGTGATGCTCGCGCTTGCCACTCTCGGACTCGCGCTTTATCTCGCGCCCTGGTGCGGGCCTGACGATGCCAGTGTCAGGATCAGCGGCGTTCTGGTTTATGGATGCAGATGAACGGATTTGCGAAATCTGTTCATCTTTACTCCCCGCCAGTATCTCGGCATACGCTGACGCAAAGTTAGCCTTCTCAACGATCTTGCCGACACGGTGCCCGCCGTCCCGCGCGTCGGCGGCTTCGGCATCCACAAGCGCGCGAAGCTGCGTCCAAGCAATTCCTTCTTCGCGGCATAGATCGGAAAAGCCTTTGCAAAGCTCCTTGTCGTCAAGCTTGCGCTCGGCAACGAGGCGATATTCGCGGGCGATCTTGCGGAGCGTTTCGACCTTCATGCCGCGCTCTCCTGATTGGATTGCGCATTCACGGCGTGGTAATCATGATTACGGAACGCATGCGCTAAATTGCGCGGCCGCCGATAAATTTTCCCGTCACGGGCCGGAACAGCCCAAAGGGAGAAACCATGCGCATACTGGACATCGACGTGCCGAAATATTTCGTGACGCATATCGGCAAGGCCGATCAGCTCGCCGGAAACTGTATACGGCTCACTATGTGCGTGCAGCGCGGGGACGCGCTGGAACCGCGCTATGCTTGTATCTGGCCGATCATCCAATTGCCGACACGCAACGAGATTGTCGCGCTGGTCGGCAACGGGGTCTTGAGCGAACTGGCGACGCATTAGGACGCCTCCAGAATCTCTGCGAGATCGGGGCGAAACAATTTCACCGGGATTCCCGTTCGCTCACTCAGCTTGACGGCCAGAGTGAGCGACGGCATCCGCCGGCCCTTTTCCAGACGAGATACGGTCGGTTTGGAGATGCCAAGGCGCGCGGCCGCGTCCTCCTGACGGAGACCCTCGCGCTTGCGCCATTCTTTGAGCGGGTGACCTTCCATGTCAGCGAGGTTGCCATAGTGGCAACCATTGCGCAAGAGGGAAGTTTCCACAATGGGTAATTATTTTTGCCCATTGGTCGGTTACCATGTTGGTAATGGCCGGTGACCGAATAGGGCCCAGGAGGCCCATAAAAATATACCTCCGGGAGTGGCGGGAGCACTTGGGAATGACCCAAGAGCTGGTCGGCACCCGGTTTGCGAATCCGATTTCGAAGGGCCAGGTATCCAAGATCGAAGCGAAGGGCGCGACCGGCCGGATCGGCGCGGAAACCGTTGCCGCTTATGCTGAGGCCATTAATCGGCACCCCAAAGAACTGTATGGGCCGCCGCCTCAGCCTGATGAACGCCCCACCCTCGACCAAACGGCCGCCGATCTGAATGTCAATTACGACGACGCCGTTCGCGCGCTGCGAATCATGGCTGGCCGAGCCGCTTAAGTTTCCACAGAGACTAATATCAAGATTCCACTAGGCTTTTTGTCACAATAAAAAGTTGCCAATATAGAAACTTTTCTCTTGCGTTTGGTTGCCACTGTGGTAACCTCTGTCCCATCCTACAGCGCCGCCAGGATGGGAGAACCGGATGGTTATCACCGCATACAAGGGCCTCGCAGATCGAGCTGTGCTCGAACGCGCCGTGATGGATGCCGTCAAGGCCATCGCTAATTTCCAGCCGACAGAAATTATCGGAATGCGCGCCGATGCCGCCGATGCCGCCAATCTCGCGAACGATATGCGCACGGTCGCCGACATTGCGGATGGTCTCATCCACGCCCTCGCCGTTTATGCGAGGGGGTATATGGACGGGATCGATCCAGCGGATTGCAAAAACATCTGCCGCAACGCAATCGACGACAACGGCGCCATCTTTCTTGATTGCGCAGCCAATCGCCTTCGCGAAGATCAATACGGCGCCCATCACGACTTCCAGCGCAGCGCGAGGGCGTGAAGCGGTCGCTCGTATTCGTGGATTAATCAAGAGGGAGGCTCGCAATGCCGGATGATGTTGACGGCGCGCTGTACGCTTTGCGCCACGCGGTGTCCGACCTGATCGAATACCGGCACGGCGCGCTTGCAGACCGCGTTATGCAAGAACGCAAAGCAATTCATGCGGCGGCTGCCGAGCTGCAAAACCTTCTCCGCGATCTTGAGCTGACGGAGATTGCGGCCTGATACAGATAACAGGGCCTACTACCAGCGCCTCGGGGCTTTCAGGGGCACGAGAAATAGCAAATGGAAAATAATCGCCTCCGTCGCGGAGCAACACAGACAGGGAAATAAGATGACCGACATCACGCCACTTTCTGACATGTTAAATTGGAAGTTGCTTCCTGGACCACATGATTGTCCTGGACCGGATGGCGGAACTTGCATCAATGAGGCAGCTATCATCGCGGCTGGCTTTGAGTACCGCAAGGTTGACGGATCAAATGATTGCCCGCCATGTTTTTCGCGGCCCATCGCGCAATACGCCATCGGCCTGAATGATCAGATGCCGGATGATCTGCGGCAATTGCTTCTCATGCCGTTTGTGGTGCGGCTGGCTGGCACGGCAGATACCGACGCGGTTGAGATTAAACGCGCCAAATATATGGTTATAGAAACAGTGCGGCGCATCCTGCCGCTTGTGCTGACACGGTGGCCGAAATTGGCTGAACAATGTCGGCGAGTGCGGACGTTAGATCAAGCGCGCAGGGCTTCTGCTGCCGCTGAAGCTGCCAATACCGCCGCCTTCTATGCCGCCGATGCAGCTGATGCTTCCAATGCCGCCTATGCCGCCTATGCTGCCGAAGCCGCCGCCTATGCTGCCTATGCTGCCGAAACTGCCGCCTATGCCGTTGCAGATGCCGCCACCTATACCGCCGATGCCACCGCCGATGCCGTCGCCGTAGCTCAAGCCGCCACCTATGCCGCCGCCGAAGCTGCCGTCGCTGAAGCCACCGTTTGGCAAGAAGCGGTTTCGATTCTCGATGAGGCTATCGCACTCGGCAAGCAAGCGGAGCCGTTAGATATGGCATTGGTCGTGCATCGCATGGCACAAGCGCGCGAAATGGCAACGCAAGCGCGGTAATAGCGAAACACGTTCCATGATTGCAGCCCTCTACGTCAAGACAAACGGCTCCTACTACGGCCTGCCAGGCGTTGACCCGTGGAACGAAGCGTGGGACGCGAGGCTGTACGATCCAGCCTAATGACCGCCCGCGCCCAATGCACCCAGGCAGAGCTTCAGCGCCGCATCCGCGCGGCGAAGGCCGAGGGCTTGCGGGTGCGCGGCATCGCGCCGGACGGCACCATTCTTGTGGACGAGCCGGGGCTCGAACCCGAGCAAAATGCTACATTGGCGCCAGACGCCTCCAAATGGTTGGAGGTCAAGGTATGACGCCGATGAAGATCGACCTTCCCTATCTCTATAATGAGCCGGACCATCGGGGAAATCCGAGGCTGTACGTCCGCAAGGGTGGACGGCGGATCAGGATCAGGGAGCGGCCGGGCACCGCAGCATTCATCGAGGCATACAACGAAGCCATCCGCCGCCTTCCGGCGCCATCCCGGCCCAATGCTCCGATGGTCACGCCAGCGCGCCGCGGCACCTTTGGATGGCTGGCTGCGCAGTATTTCAGTTCCTCAGAGTTTCGCGCCTTCAACGGCCGTTCGCAAGCCACCCGACGCGGCGTGATCGAGGGGTGCCTGAT